TCACGGATTGTCTTTCTGCACGTTGTCCTGCCCTAACCCGCCGATAAACGGCAAGCGCAGTTGCAACGGCGAAAAATCGACCCCCATATTCAATCCGAGTAGATTCACCTCCAGCCCCTCTTCCGCGCCCAAGGTTACGCCTAACACCCCCAGCAACGATAACTGCACGCCGCGTCCAGAAGGCGGTAAACCAACCGGATGCAGTAAAGAACGATAGTCTTTACCTAAGGCATTGGCCGGTAAATCCAGCTTCAGCGCGGGCACTTCGCGACCAATGTGTGCCAGGAACGTGTTGCTGTTCGGTCCCGGCCAGGCGTGATAGGTGTTGGGCCACGGATAGGATTTAATCGCTGCTTCAATTTGCGGAATCATTGCCTGCGCCTTACTACCACGGTGATCCACCAGCAAACGCGGTTTCGCGCCATACCAATAACCATCGGGGAGATTGCGATTGCGACGCACCTTCTCATCGCTGCCCCAGCTGATCACCTCGTAACGATTGTATTGCGTTTCACCGGCGCGCTTAAAGATGATCCACGGATGCACCGCCACCGCGCCTTTCCAGCCATAGGTTGGCGCAGCATACACTTGTACAATCGCTTCGGATGCATAGCGCTGCGGATCGGGTGCCAGCCCGGCAGAATCACGGCGTGCCGTTGCCCAGCCACCGCGTTCGGTGCTGAGCTCACCGCTACGCGTTGCCTGCGCCAAACTGGCACCCAACGACAGCAAAATGACACAGAGTAATGAGATCAGTACGATCTTGAAAGGCAACATCGACGGCATCCTGATGAGTGAAAATCACCCGCCATCATGCAACGAAACGGGGCAGTTTGTATTCACTAACTATGCGATGGTGAGCAGGAGTTTCAGGCAAATAAAAAGGCCACCAGCAAAGGCTGATGGCCCAGTATTTCACTCAATCGACGTTAATCGTTGGCGATTATTCCCACTCAATTATAAACAGGCATCTTAACAGATTGATTTAATTGATACTTTAACTGCAATTCCAACTTGATACCGTCTGCCGTACCGTCATCAGATGGAGTTGTCTATTTTATGCGCTATTGATGGGATGATTTAAGAGGTGAATTGCGGATCGCATCGTAAGCTTTCTCGCAGGTCATGGCAACCCGCCCGCGCCGGTCAGCTTCTGCTGCATAGTCTCCCGCTGCTGCGTCAATTTCTCGGTACAGGTTGGCGAGCAGATCGGCAGTGTTTCGCCCAGGCGTGCCGCTGCCGGAAGTTCCGGTATCGCTGCCACCTCGCTGCTGTAATTGGGCGATGGCGTTGATGATGCCGACTTGCAGCCGGTCAGCAGCACGCTGAGCAGCAAGGCGGGCAGTATTAGCTTTGCGGTTTTCTTCATCGGCTTCTCTCTGAATCTGTTCAATGCTCGCCTGTCGCTGTAATTCAAGGCGGCGCTGCTCCTGCGTGAACGCAAGCCGATCGGCAGCGTCTGCTTTATCGCGCTCAATCCACTTTGTTTTCCAGGCTGTATCCGCCTCATCATGCCCGGATGAATAGCCCTGATGATGTGACAGCCATAAAGCACCGGACAGCAACGCAACTGCAGCCAGGGGCTTCCAGTACGCTTTTATAAAAGCGCCTATCATGCGGCCGCCATTCCGCGTTCAATTGCTGATGCTGCATTAAGGCCAGCGTAAAGGCACGCCTCGGCAGCGCGGCGGCGAATCAGTCCTTTCATGGGCTTGCCCAATGAATTGCCCCAGTATTTAAACTGGCGCACCGCAGCATCGAATTCACGCGCGTTCGTGAGACGGAGCAGGCTTGAGGGATTGCCATTCTTCAGCACCAGCAAACCATCCTTCACACCCTTTCGCCCTGGTCCCACGTTGAAGCAGAAAGAAACCAGCGCATCAAACTGTCCCTGCGTCACCGCCGTGATCAACGCGTTGCTAACGATGCGTTCAAACTTGGCAATGTCAGATCTGAGAACTGATTCGGCTTGAGCTTCATTCCAGACCATGCCTGGACGCACATCGGTACCGGTGTGGCCATAACCGATTGTCCACGGCGCGCCGCCGCTCGCTGGATCCGGATAAGCTTTCGTTTCCAGCCCTTCGAAATGTTTGATCACTGCAATGCAGTTAGCGGAAATTTTCACGTTTCTTACCCCGGTGAGCGATGGTGAAAAGCTGCATGACATTGCCTCGCGTCTTGAGTAGCGCGCCACACAGTAGAATTTTTATGAGAAGGTCAGCCCAGTCAGTGCTGACGTGATAGCCATAGGAAATGCGGATAGGAACCGATGCGCAGATAACAATGATGGCGTATGCCAGCCAGCCCCCCGCTGGTTTATGTGTTGCGCTTTCGCGGCGGAACGTCAGCAGGCGCGCCACAATCACGCCGCAAAGGATCGCGTTCATCAGCTGAAGCAGGTCATACGTTGTCATGATTGTTGCCTCTATTCTGAGCTGCCCTGTGGATTGCCCGAGCGCCGGTAGAGATACATCAAACCTTTCACAGCAACGACTGACATTATCAGCGAGGCACCAGCGTAAGCTGATTTCACTTCGACCGCGTCGGGGCTGATGGCAACCCACTTGGATATGATTGCAATGATGATGCCAGCGGCAGGACGTGAGACCAGAACGCCAGCTATAAAGCTGACAAGCGCCAGAAGCAGTCGGCGTTTAATCGGGTATTCCTGAGCAGCGGTTACAAAAATTACCGAGCCAGAAAACGCGCCGAGCACCACTTCAGGGGGGACACCAGAGAAAAAGGCCAACCAGGCTGAACCGCTTAGGCCGCTCAGAACAGCGCCTGTACCGGATACAGATATCGGGTCAGTCATGGAAACCACCTGCATAGTGCATAGCGCACCTCCATCGTAGTTAATGGCGGTACTATACACAATAATGCATATATGGGTTATTGGTAATTTTCGGACTATACCTAAAATTTTGATGATGGTTCTAACGTTCTGGCTTACAATTTCTTTACCTTTTAACAGCCAGATCGTTACGGCTAGACAATATTACGGTTTTGCATGGACGTTTTGAGAAGAAGCAATCATAGAGTTGACTGGATTGATACCTTAAAGCTTATAGGGATTTTTTATATTTATGTGGGGCACTTCGGTAAAAATGCTGGATTGCTTTATCCGTTTGTTTTTTCATTTCATGTTCCTTTGTTCTTTTTTATATCTGGGATTTTTGCTAAAAAACCAGATAATTTAAAATCACTGCCTAATATTTTTTTGAAATCTTTCAAGCTTATAATTGTTCCGTATTTTATATTCTGCGTATTATCTCTGGCATTTTATTTAGTGCGTTTTAACTGGGATGCAGCCACTTTATATCGAAGTGCAATCGGCGCAATTTTTGGTGTAAGAGGAGGGATTTTTGCTGAATCACTTTGGTTCCTTCCTTGTATGTTCATAGTCATAATATATCACTCAATCATGATGTGCATTATTAAAAACAAGTGGCTAGTCATGTCATTATCCTTTTTGATTTATTTATGGCTAATGCCAAAGGCCATCATAAGCCATCCGAAACTTTTCTTTAACTTGGATAGTGCCGCTTGTTATTTATCCTACTACTCATTAGGCTATTGCTTAGCAAGCCCTCTAAAATTTAATTCAATATATGAAAGAAGCTTTCAATTTAGGCTTGCTTCAGCTTTAATTACAGCAATCTCAACCTCACTATTTATCTACGTATATTTTCATGGGTTTGATTCTCTGATAAAATGGATTTCAATAACTCATGTGAGAGTTGCATCGGCATTTGTTTTAACTTGTCTTATGTTTATCCCAAGCCTTGCGCTTGCTTACATATTAAACTCAAGCTTATTAAGCGACATGGGGAAGTCGACAATCGTATATTGTGGAACAGAGCAAATTATAAAGCTAACATTCTTCTCATTAGTTTCACTATTAGGTCTAAAGATCAACTACTCATCACCTATACAGCCTGTAATTATTAGCGTGATTTGCCTTTATGTATCTCACAAAACAATTTCCAGAGCATATAACTATTATATAAATAAAATAAATTGAGGCCTCTCGGCCTCAATTTAAAATGTGATAACTACCTTGGCTGCCGCTGTACTTCCGACAACTCCTGAGGTCGTTATAATGGATAATGCCGGCTGCCCTGTGGTGCCTTGTGAAGCGACAAAGCGATCTCCAACTATCACATTAATTCCAGATGGCAAAGAACTCCCTCCAGCATACTGATACTCTCTAAATCGCCCACATGGTCTATAGGTGACTCCCCCGGAAATAGGAGCTAGTGACTCCTGTCCAAAGACATGGCCAACGTTACAATCTGTTGCGCCGGCAACAGAGTTAAGCGCTGCCGCGCCCCTGCTATAAGAAGGAAAAACTTTCACCGAATCAATATAAACTCCCGATGCAAGGGTATTAAACATAACTGCGAAACCGCTTGTATTGAGACTTACTGCATCTAATGAACCTATAAAAAGCCCGTTACAAGATTGTGCTCTGACGCCGTGATAGTTTAGGCCGTCAGCGCCTTGAGCACCCGTGCCAATGATTACCAGCTTATTGATTCTCATTCCTGTTGGGTAAATTGAAGAATCAGATCCTGCCCCAGCATATAGCACTGAATTGAATTGATTATTTTTCGAAACCAACAGGTCTATGACACCGCCAGTATCATAATTACCTGGTGAAAAAGAATTCACAAAACCATCGGTAATCACGTTTCCATATAAGCACCTACCACCAAAGTTACTTCCGCCAATTGCCTGATGGGTGGTGTTATTGCTTGTACTTTTCAGGTTAGCATTATTGATAGTCTCACTGATTTTCACATAATAATTCTCAGCCGATTGTGGCGTACTGTCAGAGTTATAGTAAAGGGCACGACCAATCCTTGAAATACCGATCTTATTAGAGCTTCCTTCTACAGTATCGAATATAAGGTTTCGCATACCGAAAGCTCTTTGTTCGGCAGTAGCATAAGCAAAGCCCATATCGCCACCGGTTAACAGTAACAGTTGCGCGGTTCCCGCTCCGTTATTTATTACCGAGCCTGCTATACGGTCAACAGTCGTATCATACCCAGCAGACAAACCAACAAGCGCCATAAAATCACCAATGCTTGCTGTCAAGTTGCCCACCACCTCCCCTACATGAATATCATGTGGGTGGGTTGTAGGACCGGCACCAGCTGCATGCTGATAAGTTCCGCCACTCAGGTAATGCTGGGCAAAGTTTCCCCAGTGCGTCATCATTACGCGCCCAATAACAGTTGAGACACCTGCATCAATTCTATTTCCACGAATGTTAAATGAGTCCCCGGCGATTGCCACACCGTTAATATTGGAGTGCCCGCCCTCTAAGATAAACTCGTCGAATGTAAAGCCATTAACACCCGCACCCGTCGTCCAGTTTCCAAGAAGTACATGAGCGCGGAACGCGGCTGCTCCTGGAGAGTCAACCATATATACGTAGACACGGTGTTGTTTTGTGGCAGGATCCCCGAGTCTTGTGGGTTCGTTCCACCAGTACCAGCGCGCATCATTTTTATTCGCGTGCCGCCAGATATCCACGTAAGGCCAGAAGGTAACGTAAGGGCGTTTTGCAATTCGTAATCTTTGCGCCCAGTAATCAGTGGCAGGCCAAGCGATGCGGCTGCGTTCGCCGCGGACTGAATGTCCCCACCATATTGGGGAAGTTCGGGCGTAATGAAACTGGTTAGCGACTTAAGATAGCTACCCACCGTTCCGATAGGGTATGTAAGCGAGGGTGAGAACCCCGACAATCCAGCTCCCGTATTTTTGGCTAGTTCCAGCAAAACATCTGCCGCGCTTCCTGATGGGGCTGGTATTCCAGTTGGCTTGCCGTTGACAAAACCTATCACCTTTCCTTCAAGATTTTCAATTGAAGGAAGAGCGTCTACATAAACATCAGGTACGCGCAGTGTTTTATTAAGCGAGGCTGCATTTATGTTATCCGTATAAGACTTGGTGGCGGCATCTTGCTCGTTAACTGGATTGGCCAGATTAGCAATCCGATGGCCTTGTGCGTCGTAGTATTTAGCTATCCAAGAAGGTTTGCGCAGAGCCAAGCCAAATAGAGAGAAGACACGCTGAATAAGCATCGTCAGATAGTCAAATGCATCCTCATGCGTTTCAGCGAAGAATCGACCTTGATTACGAAGGTCTGTTTCTTGAACGGCAGGCAAGTCTCGATCCAGTGAGATTTGCCACCCTGCTGCAAGTGGAGTCATCAATTCAACATTGCCCCCTCCTACAAGGCCAGCGCCGGTAACGTTGTAATCAGTTCCTGGTACCAGAGTTGATAAAACACCGTCAGGGTTGCTCACAGTCACAACCATGTGGCTACTCTTAAGAATGCGGAACCGATACGGGAAAACCGTGGTAGTGCCATTGCCGTCGTATTGCTCGTGGTTAACCACTGTTGAAACGGTCATCTTGCTAACTCCTGGTGAGTGATTTACCAGCAAGTTTACCGCAACTGATCCATATATGAATAATTGGTAATTGATGTTTTCGTAAATGACGTCAATAATTTTCGTTTACAAATGCGAGCAAAATCTTGCGGATTCAACTGGATATATATACAGTTAATCTAGGAGGGCGATAACGATGAAACCAAGCGGCACATTCCACTACCCCGGCAGCGATGCCTACACGGAAAATTTATACACGGATGATGGGCTTAAGCGACTTACCAGTGATTCAAAAATCATCAGGCTTCTGGAAGAACTTGAGGCTAAGGGGAACAATGTGGGAGGTGCACGGGACGAAGTTAACGCTCTGATGAATTACCTCAAAGAGTCAAAAAAAGTGAAGGGTGAGATGGTCACACACCTTGAATTTTTATTAGCACGCGCAAAAGAAAACTGATAGATGGTAAATGATTACCAAAATTGGCGCAAAAAAAAGCCCGCTGTGCGGGCGTTTCTATTAATTACAGTAGGTTGACCCGCCAATTTGGTTACAGGTCGTTGTTCCTCCCTGTCCATCATTGATATACGTTGTGCCTCCGATCTGGTTCATGGTTGAACCATCGCTACCATAAGTCGTGCCACCAATTGTGTTATAGCTTGATATGTTGCCTTGCCCATCATTCACGTACGTAGTGCCACCGATTTGGTTCATCGTGCTTCCGTCACTACCGTATGTCGTGCCTCCGATCTGGTTATATGACGTGCCGTCGCTGCTGTAAGTCGTTCCACCAATCTGGTTGTAAGTCGTTGAGGCTGCCGCGCCAAATGAAACGGCAACCAGTGCTACCAAGGCTAGTTTTTTCATTTTAGTTACCTATAGCGTTTTGCAGATTTGGAGCTTCACCCGGCGATGTTTCTCCCGGGCGCCACCAATATGTTTGGTTGAAGTTTTTCTTAGATCGCTGCTCAACCTTGCGTAGATAACCGGGCGAGAAATATTCCTGCATCTGGTTGAACACCATGTGGTCAAGCGCCGCCTTAGCGTACCAGAGATTAGCGCCTGGGATTAGCCCCTTACTGAGTTTGACCAGGTCGCCGCCTGTCTGCTCAGGCTTGCCTTCTACCGCATTCAGAGGGATGCCCTGGCCAAGTTTGATCACGTCATCAACCAGACCGGCTACCGGGCCAAGCATTGAGGCCAGCGCGCCACCACCATATCGCGTGTGATCTGAAAGCAGGAAATCTCCGTACAGGCCTAGCCCGCCACCCTTCAGTAGTGCACCAATCCAGAACTTACCGGCGTCCTCCCCAACCATCGCGCGCGGGTTGCGCCCGGATGCCATATCGTTCAGCTGCTGCGACAACGCGCCAAGAAGTGTGGTGCTGGCAATGAATGCGCCAATGTAGGCTGCGCGGCCACCAGCAGAAGGCATACCCATTGCACGTGAGTAATGGCGCATCACAACGGAAATCGGGAACGACTTGAACAGGAACACGCTGCGTGTCAGCTCGCCTTTCCACGTTCCGCGTTGTAGTCCGCCGCCGGTGACCATTTGCTCGCGCGCGCCCGGTGTGATGACGGCCATGTCCACTTCTTCTGCCACTGCTCCAAGCAGACGGCGCATTGCATCGAACTTTACTCGCTCAGGTGGCCCGAGGTGCTCAACCGCGCTGTCCGGTATCCGCATGATGCTCTCAGGCGTCAGCATGGTGTTGTTGCCTTTGCCCCAATCCTCGCGGTCTGCGAGCTGCCACACGCTCCAGTCTCGTTCGGTGACGCCTTTACTTTTGATAATGCGGAAGTCATCCGCTGGCAACTGTGACAGGTCACGGTGTGCATGAACCACCTCACCCAGGCTGCCCATCATCGTCACACCGTAGGCGCGCTTATGCGCATCTGACCAAGCTGTCAGGCCGCTGGCGCGCATTACCGCTGTCGCCGCCCAGCGCGCGGTAGATGGCCCCATGTTATCCATGGCCCAGCGGTTAACGCTCCCCAGCAAAGATTCCATTGCCAGCCCGGCGCGGCGCGCTCGCGCCAGCTCGGTGCGGTTCGTTGGATCCATTGCCTCAAGCTGGTTCATGAACAGCTTGTTCATCGGTAAATTGGTTACTTTCGCTGAAAGATACATGGTGCCAAGATCAGAGAATGACGCAAGCAGCGCCGACCCGAGACGGCTGGCCACCATCCAGTTGCGGATGTTATCCGACCATTGCGCAATATGAGGGTTAGCGATCGGCTGCGTCTTGCCGGCGATAAAGTTGTAGAGATTTTCAGTAGTGTTCGCCAGACGGTTAACGCGGCCGGTGCGCTGCGGGTTGGCTACTGCAGTTTCTGCCGACAGTTCATCCAGTAGCGATCGGAAGACGTGATCGGGATTTGGCCCGTAAGTTTCAACCAGCGCAATATCTTTGCTTATCCCTTCCAGGTGACCAACCATCACTTCCCAAAGCGATTTTTCGCCGTATTGTTTCTGATATTCAAGGTAGGCGTCGCCGTCTTTAAAGTGGATCTGGCGCGACGCGTTGCCACGGTTGGCGCGCGAGCCAGAGAGGCGCAGCCCGCCCTCGCTCAACTTGTTGAGTCCGCCAGTTGCAATGGTCGTGTAAGCCTCGCCAAGGAACGCTGACACCTCCGTGTCGTTCATCAGCTCGCCGTTTTCCTTGACGTAATATTTTCGGTCAAGCTTTCCGATCACGTCGCTAACCCATTGCTCCTGTGTGACCTTGCCGACTTTATTCATTGAGTGGTGCTGAGGTACACCCCAGTTCTCCAGAAAACCTACATCACCGCCAGCGTCGTTGAACCGGCGGCGCAGCAATTCGGTTGTGTCCGCCCACGCCTTCGCGCCTGCTTTGGCTTTTGCATTGCCCGTCGCTTGGCCACGGATTTCGTAAACCATATCGCGCACGCCCGCCTCATCCTCAAACAGATGGAAGAAGCGAGGATCAACGGCTTCGAAAGCTTCCTGAATTTGGCTAAGTGCATAATCGCGGGTCGCTTTGCCACGGGATTCGACCGACAGGAAATTAGACCGGCCATCAGCGTGGAAAGCGATCGTACGGTTCAGGGCTTCCAGCTTTCCATCTCTGCCCTGATAGCTGTTGATGAAATCATCCAGGCGTTTGCGCGCGGCGATAGTCAGCGCGACGCGGCGCTTTTTAAGTGCGGCCTCGTTGAGGATTTCATCCGCTGCCTTCTGCCCTGCCATGCGCAGGCGTTCAGCCTCAGTCAGGTTGCGCCATGACGCCGGATCGTCACGAGCAATGCTGCGCATATTGCGGTAGATGCGGTCTTCGATATTCTGGATTTCCTGCGCTGTCAGCTTTCTGCTGGCGGCGTTCTGTACGGCGGTGATACATTCCTGGCGCATCTTATCCCCTCAAGAAACAGTTAACGGCAACGTCGTAAAGGCTGGCATCTTTTGCCGCCTGCTCACTTTCCCTGCTGGCTTCATCCATCATCTCACGCGCGCTGCGCACCTGGGCGTTGCCGTCGGCATCAATGACAGTGATATTCATGTCAGGTGATGATGCCAGGGTTTCTTCTGCGTAGATAGAATCCGCATCATCAGCGCGCGCGCCTGCGTTTGAGCCATCTCGCTGCGCTGTCGCGGCACGTGGCGCCACAGTGGCAACATCAGCAATTGCTGGCGGTGGTGCATCTCGATTCACTGGGGTAACGTCTGCTGTTCGGTAGAAAGATAATGCCTGCGTATCGAGATCAGCCGCAGCCTGTTCGCGGCGCGCAACCTCTGCCCGAGCTTCAAAGAACACGCCGCCCGGCTCATGAGGTGCCAACGTTTGCTGCGCATCGCGCAGGCGTGATGTGGAATATTCAATCTTGCTGTCTACTTCACGCAAACGCGCCTGCTTATCTGCTCTGGCTTGCACCAGCGCTTTACCGCTTCCTGCTGGCTGCTCTGCAAGGATGGCTGCGCGCTCTGCGTTGTATCCTTCCAACAGCCTTTCGCTGTTAGCTACTTCCGATTCCCATACTTTACGATCGCCGCGCGACATAACCTGACCGGCCTGATCTTCTAGCAGTCGCGTTTCCGCCAAGCGCGAAGTCGAGCCTTCATCAGCTGCAAGCAGCGCTTCGTTGATTGACTGTGAGATTAGGCTGCGGCGTCCGGGCACTTCATTGAAGGATGCGCCTTCGGTAATGTGCGCCACATCAACCGGCCTGCCCTGGCTGACATCTCGTAGTGCCTGCTGCAATGCCTGTGCATGTGCATTGCGTGACAGCACGTTAATCGGGATGCCGGGCGCAATATCAAACTCGGCATGTTGTGCGGAGTTCAGCGATAAAGCCGCGTCTACGTCAGCGCGGGAAAACTCTGGCGCGGTCACTGATTCGCCGCGGGCATTGATGAAGCGGCCAAGGCCGCCGAACGCAACGCCAAGCACAGCATCAATTGCCAGCGCCTGACGATCAAACACGTCATACTGCGCCGCCATATCCTCATAGCCGTTGTTTCGCAGCGTTGCCGCTGTGGCGCCACGCATCCCCATTCCCATTGCTACGTTCACGCCAGCGGCGTAAGCAATATCGGGTGTTGCGCGCGCTGCGGTGGCCGCGGCATTACGCAATGCGCTTTCGCCACCTCGCACCAGCTGCGCGCCGATCCCCTCGCTCAGCGCGCCACCAGCGCGCAGGCCGATACTCATTGGCAGCAGCGTGCCAACGCCAGCTGTAATGCCGTGCACCAGCGCCACATCCTGCGCAGTACCAACATCAACGCCGTCCGCTCGCAGCCGCTCAAATTCTGAGAAGCCCTGCAAGCCGCTCACTGCCGCCGCGCCGCCAACCGGACCGCCCAGCAGCGTGCCCGCCACGGCTTGCCCGCCCATATCGAAAAGGCCATAAAGGATCTGCCCGGCGGTACCGGTGGTACCGGCGTCGGGGGTAAGCCTGCGCACCTGTTGTTCAGCAAGTTTCCGTTGATTAGCTGCGAATTCTGCCGAGGTATCGTTAACGCCCAGCGTATCGCTGACGAATCGCGCCGCCGGTTTGATTGTTGCGTCAATTGCGCCCCAAAGAGCCTGATCAGGTTTTGCCACCAGGCCGGAATAAACACCAGAAATTGCAGCGCCGAAAGCGTTATCAAGCATGCCAACATCATTGGTACCCATGCCGATCGGGTTAGATGCGGCGGTATCCATCATCTGATTCTGACCGGAAGCACTCAGTCCGAAATAACTCATTGTGGAATGTCTCCGCTAAAACGCTGACGCTTGCGCTGCAGGTCGAGAACTACCGGACGACCAGAATTATCATTCAGGTACCCGGCACCAAGTTTGATCAGGTATTGGCTGTCACCGTAGCTTTGCAGCCCGTATTGCCCTGGCGGTGCCTTAATGCCTGCGCCAACGATCTGATCTTGCCATGCGTTATTTACCGCGCCGTCAAACTCAGTTTCACCCATGCCCCACGGCAACATGACGTTGCCCTGCCCGTTGTAGTCGTAAATGCCACCCGTAGACACAGCCATTGCCTGCTTAAACCGGTTGGTGTCGTACTCACCAGTAATGTCGCCGCTACGCTGACTCAGGCCAGCGTAGTAATCCAGCGCAGTCTGGTAGGCCATTTCCGCGCCCTGCGCATCGCCTGCAAAAGCGTCGCCAACGTAACTGGCGAAGTCGGCGCGCATGTCCGTATCTTTCGGCATAGGCAATCCCCTGATCGCCTGCTCCCCTTTTACTTTCTCGCCTTTACGCGCTTTGTTTCCCTCTAAAATTGTCATCGCGGCGTCAGATGGGTTGACGTTGAGATCGGAGGAGAAGAAGTTGCTTTGCGCCGTCACCGGCCCCGGCTTATCCATGATGATGCCCGCAACTGCTGCCGTCGGCGCTGACTCGCTTACCTGCTGTAGCGCCGCCATGTAAACCTGCTTATCACCAATGCTCTGACGCATGGTGTCGAGATAAGAAACCTGCTGGCTTACTGGGGCATCTTTAAAGATTTGACCAAGCTGCGCGGCTTCTTCTTTGCTGAAAACTTTAAGCGGCGTGCCGTATGCCTGTGAGATCTGGGGCATCAGATTAGCGCGCTGCGCCAGCCCTGCCCCAAACTGCTGTACATTGCCGACAGACACCGGAGAAAGAATTTGCTGCTGCTGGGCATAGTTCACCGGATCCGCCTGGCGGGCGCGGTTAACATGCTCGATAGCCTGAGACAAAGAATCAAACCTGCTGGCCGCCGCCGCATAACCTTCACCAGGCACCGGCAGGCGATCCTGTAGTAGTGCCTGCTGTGATGCGAAAGGCAGGTTTTGCACCGCGCCTATATCCGCACCCATCATCTGCGTCTGGCGGAACTGTTCGTAATTTTTCAGTCCATCCGAATAACCGTATGCCTGAATAAACTCGGCCTGACCCGGCGCGTTGGGAAAGTCTTTGCCGCGCATGTAAGCGGCAGTTGCATCCTTCAGCACACCCTCAAGCTCACCGCGATATTGCGACCGCTGCTGGTTCATCATCGCTTCGGCCTGGCGCATATACTTGCCCTGGTCATCAGCGTTAAGTGCGTCGAATGCTGACATCCCGGTGATGCGCTTCTCAGCGTTAGGGGATGGAGGCAAAGCGCTTACGCCAAGCGCAGCCTGCACACCAGATGAAATCTGCGCATCAGTGTAATTGCTTTGCCCGTTTTCTTTTTTGATGATCGCCTTTGACAGCTTCGTCAATGTGTTGATATCGGTCAGGTCAAGCCGAGTATTCGGAGGAACTTCCAGCGCTCCGGCCACTTCGGCAATATATTTGTCGGTTTCGTTTTCGTTCGGCGGCGCCCAACGGTTAATAATCTGCTCAACAGTGTTGTAACCCTGGCGATCGTAGGAAAGGAGGTTGCGGCTCAGCGCACGGATGCCGTGTTCAGGTGTTGCAAACTGAACGAAATCGCCATCGTCACCCGTTTGCCCCTGCCATTTCTCACCGGATTTGCGAATGTTGCCGGGGTTGTTGTTGCGTATACCTCGCGCGTCTCCTGTGCTGCCACCGCCAACTGATGGCACGCGCATCGCGCCACCGAGATCGGAAGGCTCACCATTGCGCTGCATGAAATCCATGTAGCTCGCACCAAGCTGGTTCTCTACCGCCTGCCGCGCGGTGGCTTCCTTGAACTCAATCTTTTTGGCCTGAATCTGCTCAGGACTCCAGCCATGTGCAGAACCGAATTCATCGATTTGGCTGAACACCTGCTTGTTGGCTTCGACGTATGACTGATTGTCGCTATACATCGCCGACGCCGCTTTAGAGCCAGTGTTAAGCGTTGCCTGGAACTGGTCATTCTCATACTGGCGAACCTGACCAATCTCATACATGTTTGTCTGGCGCTTATACTGCATGCCAGCCAAATTGATCTGCTGACGAAAACCATCACGCATGCCTTCAGGTAGCTGCTGCATCAGCTCGTCACCTTTGGCGCGCAGGTTAGCCAGCACAACTTCGGATTGGCCTACGGCGTTTTTGCCTTGCTTGGTGTACAAGCCGGTTTCAGTGTTGTTGAGCTGATCATCAGCAAACGACTGGAACTGCAGCATCGCGTTCTGGCTTTTAGCCACGTTCGCTTTTTTCAACTCGTTGGCAAATACGCCCGCAATATTCGCACCAGCTTCTGCCCACCCTGCGCCAAAGTTCATTGGGCTGGTCTGGATGTTTACGTTCGGCGCTGGCGCACCCTGATCAACTGTCTGTCGCTGACTTAGCGGTACTGTAGGCATTCATTGATCCTCAGAATGTGTAGCCATTGCTGCCATAGCGAGAGCTTTGAAGGCTACCGAAGGCGTTCCCGTTATTGTTTGATGCTGCCGCGCCACCGGCGCTGCCTGAAGACATAAAGCTACTGCCGCCTGCGCTTGTATAACCGCCGTACGCGCTGATCGCCCCGTTAAGCAAAGTCAGGCCAGCCTGCTGATTTCCGAATGAAGTGAACGCGGATGCTTGCGAACGGTTGCCTGCCGCCTGCGCCTGAAGACCGTACGCCTGACGCTGCGCGTTGTTCACTGTAGTCAGTGCGTCCAGTTCGCCCTGCTGCGCGGTATCAGCGAAAATATCCACCGCTGTGCCGCCGCCAAGGTCAACGCCATTTGCCGCAAGCGTAGCTGCCTGCGTGCCCTGCAACTGTCGCGCACGGGCGCGTGCCTGCGCTGCCTGCTCATTGCCTGCGTTAATCGCCGCGTTCGCTGACTTCTCCTGCACGTCAGCGTTGTACTCCGCCATTTTCGATTGATACTTGGATTGTTGCTTCTGGCTGTACGCCGATGCGGCGGCTGCCACTAACATCGCTACTGCTACTGCTGCGGGTGCGCACATTATTTCTTCTCCATCGTGAAGCGGTGAAACGGTATGCCATTCGGTCCGGCCGGCACCGGATCTTGAAGCTTGAATCCCATCCAGTGCAGCCACTGCTTAGCCGCCACGTTGCGAGAATCCACGTAATTTTCCAGCCGTGGATATGTTTCCAGAATGCCGCGCAGCAGCGGGCGGCTGTGGCGGATGAATGCGCGGGAATATTTATCCAGGCGATCGGAGGCAACGAGCCACGGCGTGCCGTAGCCGGTGAGGATGCTGGCTGGTGTGACGCCGAAGATGGTCACCACTTCGCCATTGGCGATGCCCGCCCAGCACCCCGATGAATAGCGCAGTCCGTAATCGAGAACCTGCTCTGGCGTCATATTCCAGCCTGATGCGAATTCTTCAATGTCTGCCTGACGGATGTGTGGTAGCAGTTCAGCAGCGTGTTCTGCGGTAGCAGGAATGACCTGAACGTTTGGCATCATCTGCCTCCCACGGTTACGGAAGGAATGACGGCCAGTACGGCCAGCGGCAGAGGATCGGTCTGGCGTACGTATACACGTCCGCTTTGCGCCCACTCAGCGCCAACAGTCATATCGACAATGCCGGTAGCGTCATCAACACTCTGGTCGTAAAACTCAAATTCTCGTTGAGCCAGTTCGTAAAATTCCTTGCCGTCGGTGCTGGCGAAGATACCCCGACTTGAGTTAACCATCAGGCTGATCTGCGAGATGATTTTCTTCTTTTCCAGCAGTGTTTCCTGATTGGCAATATTGATATCGAGCGTTTCAAATTCCGCGGTGATAGGCAGCCCGACATGCACCACCGAACCCGGGGAATCAAGTTTGATCTGACCGCTACTGACAACCTTCGGTGTGTCCACGTTTCCATCGGAAAGCACGCTAACGGTTTTGCCTTCAAGGTGAGCCAGGCCACCGAAAGAAGAACGCGCAAAGCTCCAGTTAGTTTTTGCAGAGTTCCGGAAGAGTGCCGGCACATCGCGGTTGGCCTGAACGGTCACCTGATTGGCGCTGACGTAGCTGACGATGCGCACACGCAGCACCTTATCGATACTTTCCCCGTCTTCGATCTCGGTGTAAGGGAAATGTATTTCGTCATCAACGTTACCTGCATTGAAGTAGGCCGCGCCTGATATTGTCAGATTCTGTTGTACTCCATATCCCCAACCAGAACCGGCATCGCTGATGCTCATTGTTCTTGTGCTGACGTTGCGGCCGTTGTAGCTCAGGCCGCAATCGACAAAGAATGCATCATCGTCATTGCTGAACTGACGCGAGCTGAGCCGCTCAATGTAACGTTTTGCCTGACCGTTCACTGTGCGCTGTACGCTGAAGTAAACCGCGTCTTCTGTGCCTTCACTGATGCTGCACGTTGACTCGAATTTTCCGTCAGTAGGCTGCGGTGCCCAGGCGAATACCTGCTGATCTCGAAGATAGGTGAGGCACAACAGCAAGCCGTCATTACGGATTGCCCAAGCAGCGGAATACGGTACAACTGTAAATGACCAATCCACCAGCTGATAGCCGCGGAAAAGGTGATTAGCCAGTACGGTTAAATCGCTGCCCTGATAGCCATCGACATCGAATGAATAAGCAAGGTCGCGCACCACGCTACCCTTCTCCTGAATAAATAGTGCGATGTTGCTGACTATTAACGGTGGCGTGGCGCTGGCGCCGTCCGCGCCCTGTGAGCTAAAGGAGAACGATGCAGGTGTCAGCACCTTGTTCTGGTCGCCGGTGATCTGAAACTGGCCACCAGAGGTGAGAGCCATCAGCGAGCCTACATCGATAAGATGGCGGATCTCGTTAACCTGACGCCCGGCATAGGTATAGATGATTCGATCGTCGTCAGTGGCTGGGCTGTTTTTTCCAAAATCTTTGTAGTCACCGGATCGGCTACACCATACCGTTTGAGGGAACGCGGTTGAGGCGGCGAATATCAGGCGCTGCTGGTAGTACACCACTGTGCCCGGATAGCCATTAGTGCTATTCCACGCATAGCGCGCCCACTTATATGAGGCTTTGCTGCTACCAACGGCATTGGAAGGAATGCGCGAAATTACTGTGGCTGTAGCCGTAAGCCCATCTGAGGCGACGGCAGTTATACGGCAAAGGCCAAAGCCGGAATGAAGGTACTCCCACTGGATTCCGGTATCATCATCACCTGATCCGCCCCAGCCATCCCATGCCATTCCCTCAGTATGCGAGGGGCGCAACGTCCCCGTCTTTCCTGCGGTGTTAGCGCGGTAATAACTGCTGTCAGCGCGGCGCACGTCATTGATCGCTGTAGTTTTACTGGTTTCCCATACTGGTACAGAATCTACCGCTGGCTGTTCAAGATAGAAAAGTTTACCGACCTGCTCCGCGCCAAAAATAGCGGTGTTCGCCGTCAGCGTAATGGTGCCGGTTTCTCCGCTCGAGTAAACGCTCTTTGCTTCGTCAACGTTGATATCTTCGAACGGGCCGTTCTTTGTCACCACCTCGGCCAGTGCCCAGCTGTCATGTGCGTAACGCTGCAATTCGCGCGGCGCGTAACCTTTATGACAGATGGTCATGACGTCGGCGGACTGAGTGAACTTCAGGTTGAACAGATCCGCTTCGGTGTATGGCGTTGCCAGCTCGTAGATCGCATTGGTTCCGGTAAGCACTTGCCCGCCGTCCTTGTAGACGCGCATGTACAAATGCCCGAACTCCAGCGCATAGGTTTGCACCGTAGAAAACTGAAAAGGGATTAGGCGACACTTGCGGTTCGGATATTTGGCTTCGGCAACAAAGCGCGTGCCGGGACGGTTTTCGATGCCACCGTACTGGCGCACTACGAAATTACGGCACTTGCGCAGGGACACGGCATACTTAGCCAGGTCAACGCGGCCATAAACGTTCGGGGCTATCTCGCCGCCTGCAAAGGACGGCTGGATTAAGCTATTCGCCATCAGCTCAACCTCGCGCTGGTGAATTCGCTATCAGGCTCAACAGGCTCCTGGCTCTCATTCATCGAGTGGCTGCCCGCGCTGCGGATAAGTTGCGCGTACATAGTGAGGCAGTTCTGCACCAGGGAAGGCGCAGATGACAGGGGCATGCCTATTTCACTGGCGAGCTTCCATGACAGCGCACTGCGGAATAGCGCATCGAACATGTTAGGATCCGTCACCTTCGCAACGTACTTGAGCACCGCCGCAGGCTGATCGGTATAAATCAGCTTGCCTGTGCCATCTGCATCACTGCCAACCTGGTATTCAATGCGCATTCGCTCCGGCGGATTACGCATGCCGGGCACCATGATTTCACTGATTCGCAGGCAGTCAGTTGGGTAGCGATAAGCAAACTGCCAATCACCCGGCGCAGCGCCGGTACCTGCCAGCGCAACGCGCTTGGTGGCAAAGTTCCAGTCGAAGTCGGAAAGCACTTCCTCGCGTGCGGAATCGTAATGCAGATCGCAAAGACCAGCCTCTTTGCTTTTCTCTTGAAGGCTGTTGATGGTGCGGCTGTTGCCCAGGCGGCTCAGCGCTATGTTGCAAATCTCGATGACGGAAGCCATTAGCCTTTAACCCTCCGCGCCGTATAACGTGTCAGCAGCGGTCTTTGGCGGCGTCGCGTCGGATGCTTCCATGCCAAGATCGGTGATCTGCAGCTCGACATTGCTGTGTGACTCGCCGCCTTCATGCTCGCGCGTGCTCACGGCGCATACTTTGGCAAGCCCACCAATCGCCAGCATTTCGCCAACCTTCGGCAAATCAATGCCCAGCTTTTTCAGTGCATCGCCATTGAGCGAAATGCGCAGCCCCCACGGATAATCATCGCGGGTTTCAACTTTTCCGTCTTCACCTTCAACTGACTCGGTACCGGTTTTCATATTGACGATGTTCATATGCGCTCCTAAAAAGAAGGAGGCCAACCGGCCTCCTTACTTATCGCCGGTCACAGACCGAGTTCTTTCCGTTTATCTGCAATTTCCTGTCGCAGAGTTTCGGCCTTGGTGTTGTGGTGAGGCTTCTTGTTAAAGAGCGCCTCATATTCTTCACGCAGCTTTTCGAGATCGGCGTCATCGCCCTGAGGCGGTGGCGTATCGTTCTGCTGGCTTGAAGGGTTCGGCACAACAGGTTCAACCACATTGGCTGCGGTCTTCCCTTTATTTTCAGCCTTGCGCTTGGCAGCTTTCGCTGCATCGTTCAGCGGCTCCAGCGCGCTGCCCGGTTCGCCGTCATATTCAACTTCTGAGCCTTCTTCCCAGAGGTTGTTATGAATGTGCGACAGGCGCAGAACGCGGTACTTTGCGATTTCTTGTGACATTTACGCGCCCCTTAACCCGTAATGCGTGAGCGGTTCGGATAGTGGTTGTTGCCGTCCACATCCAGATTGATACCAGCCGTGAACGCGCCAGCGGTCAGCGGGCCAGTGCCTACGACGTAGTTCACACGCAGGTAACGTTGAACACCCTGCGGCACCTTCTGCGAAACGACACGCTTGCCGACGGTTAAAGCTGAAAGTGCCAGATCGCCGCTTGATGCAAGCGTTGTCCAGGTGCTGTTATCAGGGCTAGTTTGCAGCTGGATATTGACCGTGGCGGCGCCCGCTGCTGTTGCAGTGGTATTCACCGTCGCGAAAAGCTCAAGAGGATAACCAACGCCAATATCACGGCGCGTGCCGTCAATCGGGCCGAGGTCAACTACATCGGTCGAAGCAGCAGATGCGGTCACCGCCTGTGCTTCGGAGAACATCAACAGTTTGTCGAGGATCATCTTTGTTTCTCCATGAATGGGCTGTTTCCAACCCACCGGTTAATGACAGGGGTTAAACAACGCGCGCTTCGGTTTCGAGGATAGCGTCAGTTTCGCGGATTGGAACTTTACGGAATGCGGTCCACCATTCACCCTCAGTCTCCTGCACGCTTAATGCCAGTGAGTTTTTATCGAGAGACTGGAGATCCAGCGCTTGGCCTACGGTGCGGTTCATATAGAACACGGGCTTGCCCATGCCGCGGTTTGGAATGCGATGAAGTGCTTTGACCATCTGTGTAACGATGTTCACTGCACTGCCTGCCACAGATAGATCGCTCACATCGATGTTTGCAATTCGCACCACGTAGCGCCAGTCGCGCAGCGTCAAGCCGTTATCCCACTTATAGTGAGCGCGGTAGCCTTGGTATTTGCCACCGTTGACGTCCTGCAGGGTCTGCTCACCAAGATCCTGATGTTGCAGACCGGCTTTCTGCCCTTTCGGGAAGATACCGTGCACGGTGTTCTCACCCCACACCACCAGCCAGATGGATGTGTTATCGGTGCCGGTACCGCCAGCATCGATAATATTCTGGCCGTTACCAGCAGACTTCAGCGAGTAACGCGAAGATAGTCCCATGAACTGCTGCGGGTTGACGCTGGAATCTCCGTAGAAAAGCGTTTGCGCCATTTGCTGGTTCATAGCTTCTAAGAATGCCATGTCTTCAGAGAGACGGAATTCGGTGGTATTACCGTTCAAATCCGCCAGTGACTTATCGATTTCTGAATAAGATTCCAGCATGCCAATCGAATCGGTGATTTGCACAGTGGTAGATTTGCTTGGCTGCACACCATAGTTCAGCAAGCGCCAGGTAGCAGACGGCAAGCCGGAACGTACGGTTGTACGGTGTCCGGTTGGAAGGTTGCCTTCAACAAAAAGCATGTCTTCCAGAATCGGGTTGGTTTGGCCCAGCAATTCGATAATCTTATCGATCTTGCCGTTCCCATCTACACGCTTACCCCAGTCGGCCAGCGTCAGCGCAGTTAAGCCTTTAACAGCCATAATTATTTTCCTCTGTTGTTGCCATAAAGAACATCGGCCGCCGAACGTTGGCCTTTCTCATTTGACGTAACCAGTGAGTCTTCCGACATGGCTGCGCCTACTTTCACAAATGCACGGATAAGCTCGGGATGGTTGCCCATGCCAGTGCTCTCCAGAAACTCGCGCAGTGCAGGCGTGGCGAACTTATCCATTGCCTGCTTAGCGCGGGTCATATTGGCGTCGAACTTATCGCCACCAATGTCTTTATCTTCCTTGGCAGATACCGCCCATTCAGCGGTTTGCTTCTGCCAGTTCTCAGCCTGCTGGGCGATGATTTTTGGCATCACCTCTTTGCCATACAGATCGACCAGTTTTTGCGCCTGTTCCTGATTCAGGTTCAGTTCGCGAGCGATTGGCTCAAAATGCGCCAGCGCTTCTTTGTCGATCTCACCGCCTTCGGGTGCTGAGAATTCGTATTTTTCCGGCGCGCCTTCTGGCTTTTTCTCGTCCGGTTTCTTCTCACCGTCCGGCGTTTTTTCATCACCTGGCTTGCCTTCACCTTCATTGCCGGGCTTGCTTTGTTCACCTTCTGCGCCCTGCTGCTTTTGACCCTGTCCACCTTCGGTAGCCTGATTTTCAGGTGCTTGCTCAGCATCACCGGCTGCGCCGCCAGCATCACCACCAGCAGGTGCGCCAGCGTCCGCAGCTTCTGACTGATAACGCACGAATAACTTGCGAAATAACGTGTTCATAAAGCCTCTTTACACGATGGTTAAATTGGTCAGAGCACCAGCGGCCACAGTGCTTGTGACTTTGCGATTGGTGGTGCCGATGGACAAAAGTGAGTTGTTCGTAACCGGAACGGCGTTCTGCACCTGACCGTTGATCAGCGGTGCTACAGCTGCGTCAAGTTTGAGTGTCAACACACCGTTCACGATGGTTAGCTTGTGCGTGCCTGATACCGCTACGCCTGCGCTGTTCTGCACCGTGACCGCGTCACCGTCCGTCATCAGCTTCTGGTTGGCTGCCAGCACAGAGCTGTCGCCGATCACCATCGCCTGAAAGAAGTCGTAGCCGCCCTGCGAGTTTGGTGAGTTACGGATCTGCACAACGCCATAAGGCTGATAGCCCTGCTTAATCAGCGGCGGCAGCATTGCCTCCAGCTCTGCAATGGATGACGTGCGAACAAATTTGATATCGGTGTAAGGCATCAGGCTTTTTCCTCGTCGTCTTTGGCTTCCTTCGCCATGAGCATGTACAGATCAGGGCAGAAGCCCATGACGTCGGAAAAGAGGCGAAGACCTTCACTGCGGCGGCCTTCATTGAAATTGGTGGCGTTGTTATCGCCAGTGAATGAGGTTTTGAAAACGCCAGCTGCACTTAGCAGATTCCATACGACGCGGCGACCTTGCTGGCTGCTCATAACGTGAGTGACGTCATCGCGATAACGATCGGCTAAAAGCTTTTGCTGCTTCTCAGCATCCTGTTGCGCTTTGTCTTCGTCGAAATCGGCGGCGTCGCTCATTGCGGCATGCCTCCCGCTGCTGCGGTCAGCGCGTTCTGCCCGCTCATATCTGCTTGGCTGAGGTCTTTAGCGCTTTGCACTGCCATCTGCGCCATTTGCATCTGCTGTGCCTGCTGCACTTGCTGTGCCCGTTGCTGGCGGATCTGCGCAACCATTTCGTCCGGCACAATGACCGTTGGCGTTACGCCAACCGAATCACCGTAAGTGTCGATAAGCTGATCAATATCGATTTTGTCCAGCGCCTCAGGCTTGGCTTGCGCAACCTGTCCAACAAAGCCCACAAAGCGTTCGATGCTGCTGACGCCGATTGATTTCTGAGCCTGCGCCATTACGGAGATGTATTCGATGCGCAGCGGCATGCCCTGCATCACTTCCGGCGCTTCCGGCAACATTCCCTTGCGCGACATGATGGAAAAGGCGCGGTCGATAAGCGGATCAAGGAATTCATCGTTCAGGCGCTCAAGCACCGGGCCGAGCATCAGCAACTTCTCTTCACGCAGTTCGTTGACGGCTTCAACCGGCATGCTGCGCGTGTTGATGTTCTGGAGCATCAGGAACAGGTCAACGAAATAGGCGCTGCGGATAATCTCGCGGGTGTCCTGAATGGCGGCCATCAGCTCGTTGGTCTGCGGGTTGACCTGATAAAGCGGGCGTAAACCTTCCTGCCCGGTCATCTGATCAACGTAGGTGATTGCGCCTGGCAGCTGTGAAACACGCTGTTGCTTGAGTGATGTCGGTCCAACCATCGGCGGGTTAGTGGTTTTGTCGATCAGCTGGTCGCGGCGCTTGCCCTGTAGCTGCAATGCCTTGACCTGTCCAAGCGCGGTCATGCCAGGGCAGTTGCTGGCATATGCATCTTCGCCATTCACTTCCCAGCGCGGCGCCAGAACCGGATGTTCGTCATAGCCTGATTCGCGCAGCACTTTGTCCTCGGTGCCGGCCGCTTCGAAGTAAACGGATTTGAACCGCTTATTCTTGGCGTCCAACTTGCCGGTCTGGCGGTTCACGTTCGGATAGATGGCGTGGATCACGTCGTGCCACTGCTCGGTGTTCTGCGTTTGCCACTGGCCTTTAACGGTGTCGCTGCATGCATCCAACCCGAACTGTTCCACCAGCTGACGGGTAGTCATGCGGAATTCACGGAACACCGTATCCACGCTCAGGCGGGAGCTGTTTGAGATGTAGTAACTTCCGATCGGGAAAGGATACGTGCGGATAATGTCTTCGTCGTCTTCCAGCACCGCCATTGCAGCCGTGCCGTAGGTACCGAGCTGGGCGTAAACAATGGGAAGCGACTGATAGAGATTCGACTTGTTGAACATGTCGTTCATGCGATTCTGCACAATCTCAAGCCACTGCTTAACCGGTCCGAAATCCATCATCTGTGGATCGGGCAGCGCCAGCTTGAACCACGGGCGCGCCGGGCTGGTGATGCCTGACATCATGCCGCTGGCAAGCGTGCGCTCACCGAGCGTTGCAGTCGGGTCAACAATCTTGGTGTTGCGGCGTTCGTTGCGGTTGGCTTCGGACGTGAGGAAGCGGCTGGTGCGCGGGCTGATGAAATCAGACAAGTCTTTCCAGTGTGACTCAAACGTCTGGCGATCGTCTTTCAGCAGCGCCAGTTGCTTGTTGAGTTTCTGCTTCAGCGTTTCTTCAGCCATGATCGCCCCGATATTCGTTACTGGCCGAGCAGCGTTTTATTGCTGGTATTGGCTTGTGAAGTGTCGCCCTGTGCGCCTGTCAGCAGGGTTGAGGAGCGACCAGCAGCAGCGCGGCGGCGGCGGGTTTCTTCGTCACGCGCATCGACAATTGCGGAGTCCTGCGCCTGCGGTGCGGCCTGAATTTCTGCGGCTGATGGAACGGAAGGTTTTGAACCCATGCACATGGCTGTAACTCCCTTGAAGAATTGCAGAAATTAAACCACATATGGGTATTATTTACCAATATGCGCGGGAAAGATTTGACAATTATTACCACTTTGGTAACTATTGATTTGTGAGGAGTGCTGACGCGTTGAATTACTGGCCGTCAGAAGGTTGTGAAGATAGGTGTGGTGAATGCGGCTATGCGCTCGCGGAGAACTGGCATCGTAACTACGTGCGATGCATCAAGTCTAAAGTCACCGCTCTGGAGTTTGCCAGTTCGGCCAGAGCACCGGGAGGCACCCGGCATCACACCATATCGATGATGGCATTTGCTGGGTGCTTTCGGGCGCTTTAGTGACGGTAAGTGTCATCAACGATGTGCCGTAGAACCGTTATGTCTCATTGCTGTGTGTCTTTTGGCGACTGAGTTTTACTCACCAGTTTTCTCAGTCGCCCCTTTTTAGCCACAGAAGGACGCCATCACGATGGTTTCTCTCTGTGCCCGAAGAGGTGCAGTCTCATAGTTGGAATCTGTCTCGCCCGCGCCATGCGGGCATTTTTTTATCTGGAGGAAATATGCCTGATGAATCTGCTACCGGCAGTGCTGCCGAATCTACAGCGACCGTAACCGAGCCAACCAAGGATCAGGCTGAATGGCTGAAGTACCAGGCGAAGATTGAAGTGGTTCGGGAGGTGCTGGCGCGCCGTGGCGCTATTCCTGAGCAGGAAGCTAAGCAGCTGGCAGAGTGCGTTAACACCGCGTTCGACTCGATAACCTACGAATAGCATCGTGACATGTCACAAGCACTAGCCCGCCAATATGCGGGCTTTTTCATGCCTGTTCGGACTATTCCTAACCACTATTCCTGGTTATCATCCCCATATCCGCCACCTATCTGGTTAACCCATGCTTGATTTCATCAAAGAGTTGTTCGCATCTGTCAAGAAAACCTCTACGGAAAGAATAAGCAACCCGTTCTACGGTGTATTCATTTTCACTTGGCTTGCGTTCAACTGGGAAGCTGTAGCAATTTTATTATTTAGCGACTTGCATATGCAGGAAAGAGTTAGGTTTATTAACTCAGCCTACCCTCTTATGTATATTTACCCATTTATCTCCTCGGTGGTACTTACATTTATTCTTCCTTGGTGCACAGAAAAAATAACTTTCTTCCAGTCAAAATCCCTGAGTCGCACTTCTTCCCTTCTTGCCATAAGAAAAAAGAAAATGCTAACCGCGGATATTTCTGTGGAGAGATTCAGAGCTAAAAAAGATGTTGCTTACGAGAGATATAAGGTTGGCGCTGAGAAAGAGGTTCAATCGATGAGAGAGGAAATAACCTTATCTACAAAGCGCACAGGGGAGCTGACTGAACAGCGTGATGATGCGGTTTCAAAACTTGCGGAACTGAGGGTTGAGTATACTAAAGTTAAGAAAGAGTCTGAGCTGACATTAAAAACCCTTGCAGAACATAGTAGATTGAAATCTGAGCTGAAAGAAGAAATGGCGGCCAGAAAAAAAGCTGAAGATAATGCTGCTGACGCCCGAGAAGATATATTTAGCATCAATAGAGAAATGCAATATTATAAAGGGCTGCTCGAGGAGCATAAAATATCTGTATTCCCTAGTATGACAGATGATCTAAAAATTGATGGAGCAATACATATTGGCGAAACTTCATTTGGCCTTAAAGATGTGAAAACTAGATGATGATTAAGACGTCTTATTAAGACGCCTTACCATCAATATGTTTTACGCATACGGGTCATAGTCTGTTTCACTGCGGTGCATATCCTGCCCACTCGCAGCATACTGGCGCTTGACCACCGGAAACGCGTACGTCAGCACATAGGCGTCCGCATCGTTGGGTGAGCGCCCCAGCAAATCCTTCACCTCTTCCTTGTCCTGCAACACCTTGCGGCTGTCCTTCAGCCTGACTTTGTATTCCGGCGCTGACAGCTCGTCAGCCAGGTTCTGGCTGTCCAGCTGTGCACCTTCTTTCAGCGCCTTTTTGGCGGAGTTGTACATCTCACCGCGCTTGTTCGCCATCTCTGGATCGGTAGAGCCGCCACCAAACTGGATCAGCTGCCAGTTGCGCCCCCAGTTATCGCCAACGGATTTCAGCCCGGTACCGTAACCGTAATCAATAAATACCGCGTCGGCTTTGTACCGGTCTTCGAAATCGGCAACGATTTTGGCAAACAGCACGTCGTCGGTGGTTCGCTGGTACTCGCCCAGCTTTTTGCAGTGCAGCCCCTGCCGCAGGTAGATAACAGCCGGGTCTTTACCCTGGTGAGATGGATCAACGCCAAGCACGACAGCAGCGTGCGCCACCTGCGCCTCGGTGATAACGCGCCCGACGGCGGCATCGGTCAGGCCGGACGGGATGAACTGCGTTTCGGATGCTGACGGGAACTGGCCACGCACGCGCACCTTCACGAAGTCGCTATCCTCGCCGTAGTCCTCCACCCATTTTTTCATCTGCTCAGTGTTGGTGCCTTCCACGGTGCGGCTGTCGATCTGCGCACCCTTCCAGCGGTGGCGAAACTTGCGGAAGCATTCACGGAAGCGGCCTGTGTTTCGCGTCGGGTTGCCGAACGCCACCCAGATAATTTCCGTGTTGGCGTCAGTTAGCGCTCCCTCAGCAACCTCCCACACCAGATCCGCGATGTTGGATGCTTCATCGAATATTAGAATGATGCGCTTACGCTCGTTGTGCAGGCCTGCAAACGCCTCAGTGTTGTTCTCAGACCATGGGATAGCATCAGCGCGCCATGCCTGGCTGTGTGCGCTGTCGTTGCTATATATCGCAGTCTTGGTGCAGGTGAACCACTCGCCGGTGATGCTGAGGCGCTGCCACTTGGCAATCTCCGGCCACGTTTTGGTGCGCAGCTGGTTCTCGGTGTTGGCGGTGACGACAACCTTGCAGTCTTCGCAGGTGTCCATGCCCCACTTCACCAGCATCGAGATAAACGCCGACTTGCCAATCCCGTGACCTGATGCGCGGGCAATCATCAGCGGCTGATGGCGCGTATCCGGGTTTTGCAGGTGAGCGCCAATTTCTTTGAAGGCGTCGGCCTGCCACTGGCGCGGGCCTTTCGAATAGGCAAGATCGGTACCCTCTTCACCCCACGGGAAGGCATACAGCGCGTAGCCGTACGGGTCGTGCGTGAAGCGGCCAATATCATCAACGAGCTGCATTTCCAGATCGGCGGCGGCGTTACTCATCGGCACCACCCTGCGCTGCACGCTTACGCGCGGCAGCCAACCGCTCTGCCAGGCTGAAATTCACATCCACTTCAACCTTGTCGCGGAACGCGGAAACGTCGACGTGGCGGCCAATCAGCTCCAGAATCTTCACCTTGTCCAGCAGCTTGACCTTCTTCAGCACGGCGGCGCCATCGTCCATTTCCATAACATCGAAGCCGGACACGGACTTGCGCCATACAGCAGGCCACTGCTTGATTGGCTTGATGTTGCCCTTCTCGTCCAGAATGTCGCCCACGTCAGCCTCAATCATTTCTGACAGCTTGAGCAATACCGTATCGGCATCAATCTTTGTGCGCCTGCTACGCGCCTGGCGCAGCTCTGCAATGCGGTCGAGGATGCGCTGATCTGCCATCAACCGGCTGGCGGCCTGCGCTGCTGTGGCGGCACTGTAACCGGCAGCGATGGCGCACGCTGTCTGGTCGTCAGGATTCTTCACAAACTCTTCGCAGTAACGCACCATCTGCTCATTGAGTGGAAGTTTTGATTGGGGTTTTGGCACGGCTGGCACTCCTGCATGTTTACCACGGCACGAAAAAGTTTACCGTTTTGGTAATCATAACATGCAAAAGTAAAGCGCCAAATGGCCGTGTTAGTAGAGTTTTTTAGTCTGCGCGCGCCCCTGGCAATACAGGTCGTATGCGAAATTGAACGCGGCGTTTTGGGTTTCGAAAAGCTGGTCGGTAACCGGCACCCATTTCAGAGTTTTTTCATCCAGCAGCCTGATATCCCACTTGCCAGATTTACGTGGCCACACGATTGTGGCGCCATTGAAATTACTGAATGAGTTCAGGTCTGGCACGCGCTCGCCCGCATTAAGCATAATTAGCCGATGGCCATCACTGGCGTTAAAAATCTGCATAAGAAAGCCCCGAAACACTGTTTATGCGAACAGTATAACAGAGCCAAAAAATGATGCTATTTGCAGACTTAACTCAAAGAACCAATTGAGAAACCATCAATTTCACCAAGCTTGAATCGCCAGGACAAATGCGCACCACTTAGCTTCTGGCCATCCCATACTTTGACATCTTTCATATGCAAATAATGTATTGGGGTATGGGAATTTGCTTCAATTGCAGATGGGCTATAGCGATTCTCTTTAACATCCAGATAGTAATTTTTTATGTTCTCAAGTATTTCTGAACTAGCACTTCCCCCTGCATTGTTGACACCATCAATTTGCAGGTCACACCATCCGGCTCCGCCGATTAACTGACCAGTAAATAGCGTTCCTTTTACACTTATTGTGACATCTTGCGTAACTCCTGCGTTCGCCCACGCCACTAAATCGTGAAGAACAATGTCGGGAGAACTTGAGGTGTATGTGTGCTGAAATTGCTCGTGGGCTTCAGGAGTGTCCTGATCGGGGGTGTGGCTCTCATTGCTCATGTTTTTTTCCCTTACTTGAGTTGGTTGCTGTGTGACACGTCACGTTAATTTATATCACCAATTTGGTCTCATGCCACCCAAGGTTAACCCAGCACGCTGCCTCGCCCTTGCATGGGCAATCCTGCACCGGCAGCTGATCGCCACACTTCCCACAGTTCTTTTTGCTCAACTCTTCCTGCTTTGCCAGTAACTCAGCGTTGTCCTTTCGAATCAGCAGGGTGATGTACTCGCTGAGTTCATAAGGTTCGCGTCCGGGGCGACGAGCGGCGCAGTTCTGCGCCAGCATCGTTACTTCCTGAGCATCCAGCACCAGTTCAATCTTTGTGACCCCGGCAGCGGCCTGTCGAGCACGCTGCGCTGCTTTACGTTCGGCGGGTGACTTAGGCATTTTTGATACCTCTTCTCTGTAAAGCATCGAACGCACGTCTCGCCGCAGCCGAATTGCTAATATACTGGTGCCCGCATATGCGGCATTTGCATAGGTATCCATAACCTTTCTCGCCAATTAGCTCGACATATTCCCATCCCTTATATGGGAGTCCGCGCATACGTTTAGGCCAATTCTCGTTGTAACATTGGACACAACGCAATTGACGAGTCCTGCGGCAACTCCCTCTACCGCCCATTACTCCACCTCCGGCGCTGCTGCCAGATAGTTCAGCAGTGCTTCAGCCATCGCTACCAGCATCGCATCATAGTTATGCGGCGCGGCTAATATAACGTTGCAGTGCAGGGCAAGCTTCTGGCGCTTCTGGTTAGTGGTCATTGGCAGGCTCCCTTCAAAAAAAGAATCCAGTGTGTTTTGTCGCCTTTGCCGGTGCGCTGCCAGATTGTTGGCTGCTGGTCGGTTAGCGCCAGAATCTCCCTTACTGGTATCTGCGTTTCGTTCCATTTAAAAATCAGCGTGCCGTGTGGCCGCAGCACTCTGAATGCCTCCGCAAAACCGGCGCGAATGTCCTCGCGCCACGTCTCTTTGTTGAGCGCTCCATACTTCTTTCGCATCCAGCTGTTCTCACCAGCGCGGACGAGATGCGGTGGATCAAAAACAACCTGAGCAAACTGTTCATCGGGAAAGGGCAAAGCGCGGAAATCGGCGATAATATCCGGCTCGATATGAAGTGAGCGTCCATCGCATAATGTGTGGGACTCACTGCGAGCATCTGTAAAGATTGCGCGTGAATCACTTTTATCAAACCAGAACATGCGAGAGCCGCAGCACATGTCTAGGATTGGCTGATCAAATATTGCTGTCATGCCTCACCCTCCACGCGCTTGAACTCGATCACCCACACCCATGGGTTAGCCTGCCAGCTTTCCTCTCCGTAGATTGATTGCCATATGCCACCAAATTGATAAACGGCAGTGTGGCCCATCTCCGAAACTTCACGGGTGCCAGACTTGAACCTCAGCGCATCAAACGTAAATCCCTCAGCTTTTGCATCTTCCTCGGTGATATCCCAAAGACGCTCCACACGAACGCCGGTAATCTCCAAAGTTATGCGGGAAGCCCAGCGCGGCATATGGATGGATGGAACTACTTGGCCGCCAATCCCTTTGCCATAGCTCCAAAGCTTTTCCCACAGATTTTCTTGTTCGGACGAGGTTTTTAAAGAAGCCATGTCAGCCGGGTAGTAGACAAGTTTCGAGCCAGAATCAACGGAAGTTCCTACTCCTTGCTCGGCAAAACAGTTCTCACGCACCCACAGGCGATCACCTACTGCACCGAACGGACATGACATACTGAAAAACTCATGTGCTGGCCATGCACCATGCTCACCAGGAATTAAGTCAGAGATGTGGACCATGCTTTCCATTTTTTTGCATGGGAACCAGAAATCACCTTCCTTCGTTTTGCTTGCCGTTGGCTGAATCTTCATGATTCGGCGCGTCTGCGTCTTGCGGCCATCCAGAACTGCACGAACCATTTCGGCGTTTAAGAGGATTGGCCGTTCACGCATGGTCGCCATCCTTAGCTGCATCCGCTGTGCGCATCTTGCTCGCGAACTGGCGGGCGTACCACGCTACGGCCTTGTTAATTCTGTTCGTTCCATCAGCTAAATCAGGATTTGGTGTCGCTAAATCATCTGCCAGAATCTCGATTCCCTCAGCCCGCACCGCGTTGAGGATGGCATCAGTGGCTGGTGTTGCTGGCTTACTGATACCGGCACACGAGTAGATGCCAGAGCGTTGGCTCTCGACGTAGCACTCGCTATCGATGTAGTTAATCAGTGAAAAATTCTCCGCCACCGCTGCATCACACTGCTTTTGCAGTTCGTCACCACGAACCAGTGCGCAATCGAGCTGAGTCGCCAGTTGGCTAACCATCTTCGCCATGTCGATCAGCGGCGTATCGGAGCCAATGTTGGCTGCAAACTGGTGCCCTGCAGCGACCAATTCTTTGCCCTTAACATTCTTTAACTGTTGATTTTCCATATATATTTTTAACCTCATGCCGTTATGTCAATTCACGTTTTGCGCACTTAACACGTTTTAGCGCGCTGTTTTAACTTGTTTTACGGAACAACTCGTGCACGAATGCCGCGCAAAGAGTGGAGATAACCAGCACGCCAGAACCTACAAGCAGCACATCCGTTTCTTCCTGTGCGCCGCCTGTCAGTGCTAAGGCTGCTGTAACTGTTACGGCACAGGCGACGTACGCAATAACCGCTGCTTTGTTAGCGCTGACTGCCATTTCAGAACTCCTCTGTGTTCCAGCCGCCGCCGGAGGATGCTTTCTTTGCCGTCACCGCGATGATGCGGATCGGGTACTGGTCTGCGGCCACTTTGGTTTTAACCCGCGCGTCATCAGTCCAGAATCCTTTAACCTCGTGCAGCTCCAGCTCACCGGTGCTCAGCATCACGGCGAAATCAGGCGTGTAGAACGTCTTATCCGCCAAGCGCAACTTGATGCCTTCAAACCGGTACCAGGCGATTTCACCGGCACGCATGCGCAGTTCCAGTTGGTTTGCGTATGCCTGTTCGGTTTTGTTCATGGTTCCGGCCTTAAGCCTTCCCAGCGCCTGCAATTTCTTACGCATTGTTCACTACCTTATTGGTTATATGTTTACCATTTTGGTAATTATTATCAAGCTTTCCGGCACTAAAAATATCCATTTTGGTAAACATTTTGGGCATAGCTAAACCTGCATGCCTGCTGCCTTGCGTCTCAGGTACTCCGCGTGCATCCACTGAGCCGGTGTGACACTGCCGAGATTGGCCGCGTTCGGCATGCTGCGGTGTTCATGAGCGCCACTGAATGAGGCTGGTTCCGGCTGCACCGGAATGGGCTTATCGAGCGTCTTAACCGGATCGGGGATCTCCTCGCCTGCGGCCACCTTCTTCGCCCACTCACCCATCTTGCGCTGGATAAACGTTTCAACTTCGCTTTCGCTGAGCTGGCGCTGATACATGGCGCGGCGTGCATCGGTGACAATCCAGTACAGCACCGGCTTGAGCCAGTTGAACTTCTCAGGCGTCTGGTAGCGGCTCCTGTCGCGGTTGTAGCGATGAAACTCCGCCATTGCCTGTTCAATGGTGATGCCAAGCACCGTGCTGCTGTCTTTGCACCAGGAAACGAACTTGCCCGGTGATGGCATGTAGGGTGATTCCTGCTGCCGGGCATGGCGCATCCCTGTTTCGATCTGCTGGATGGAGGTGATGCCGTTTTCCATGAATGCCTTAACCCACTGCTGACGAAACGTGTTTATATCGTCCTGGTCTTTCAGCAGGCTTGAGCTGGCAGGGAACGCCGCGCGCAGTTGCCCGAAAATGCTGTTGAACAACGCCGCCGATTTTTCCCATCCGTTGCTGTCCTGTTTCGGCTCTGCCGCCATTGCTGCCATGCTGTGCTGGCCTGAACGGAAGCCTTCGAAGTGCGTAGTGATGTCTCTCATATGACCTTCCCGTCTCTGATTGCGTGAATCCAGTCTGTGTTGTTGAAATCAAGCGGCTGTTTGCCTTTGGCGCTGGCCTGCTCCTGCTTCTTGTGCTCCAGCTGCCGGGCAAACTTCTGCTCCCATTGCACCTGAGTGAATGCTTTTCCCTCGCCCTGCCAGAAGTCGATGAAGGCGGAAAGATATTCCTCGCGGTATTCCTCCGGGTTCAGGATGTTTCCCCATGTGGCTGCTCGCCTGAAAAAGTCTGGGGATGGCTGCCACAAATCAGGTATTGGGAATTTCCCCGTTGGCAAGATGCTGGTGACTACCTGCGAAGGGTGTTGAGCCTGGCTTTCAGGAAGCGAATTTTCCGCGCGCGCTATATATGGGGTTTTATCTTTTAGATCTTCTCTTCTCTTCTCTTCTCTAGTCCCATTTTTGTCCGCTTCTGATGCGGACACATTGCGGACATTTCTCCGTTCGCGTTTGCGATCTGCATCCTGTGCGCGGCGCTTCGCTGACTGCCCGTTATGTGCGTCAAACCTAGGCATGACAAGGCTTTCATCAGTTTCTGTCAGCCAGCCAACGGCAATCATTGCGCGGGCGAAGCCGGGAAAGCCGATCAGGTCGTCGAGCGTCTCCGGCGAGTAGCCATCAAGAAAACCATCCACTGAATGGACATCGAAAAGACACCATGCGGAATGTAGTCCGCCAACTATCCGCAACCTGTCCGCTTTCAAAGCGGACGCCATGCGGACAACTTTTGGATGCGTGTGCAAATCCGCGCGCATTTTTATCCAGTCGCCAGCCATCAGATCACCTCCGGCGAATCGCCTTTAGCTGCATTCTCCATGATCTGCTTGATGGTGGCCTGACGGCGCAGGCTTGAATTGATGGCGCACTCAACGCAGTGGCCGTTATACACATAGCGCTCACTGTCATGCCCGTATTTGCAGAGCTTGCCGGTGTAGTAGCGCTTCAGTCCGCTATGCGCGGCAGACATACGCGTGATGATCTTCAACTTCTTGGACATGGTCGCCTCTGGGCTGTTTACTATTACGACTATTTTCACGCAAAAAAGGCAGAGATCAACTCATATTTGAATATTTGGTAACGATAGGCTGATTTGTAAGGAGATTTAGCAGATTTTTCTTAAGAGATAGCCGCCCTGATGGCGGCATAATTGGAGCGCGGGAATGGTCAGGCGACAGAGTAAAAGAAGGAAGTCAGCTGTTCTTTGCTGATCTGCGGGTCAATGTTAATGCAAGCTTTATGTAGATTACTCATAAGCTTACGGCTAGGGCAGCGACGGTTGTACACCAAGTGTGTGGTGACATATTTCTTGGTGGTACCCGCTTCATGCACGAGCTGATTTTTTTCGGCGGCGGACAGAGCCTGCCAGAACTCTTTGAAGTCAAAAGCCTGCATATGGCCTCCAGATAACGATTTTATCCCCCTGATTGTTACCTAATTGGTGGAGCTAATCAATGATGTTTACCATTATGGTTAATTTACCAGATTGGTAATTTGCGTAACACTATGGCCTGTAGCAACCAACACGAATTATTTACCCGGGAAACAAATGCGATCCATAAGTGAAATCAGACACGCCAATCTCATTCACATCATTGAGACTCGATTTAATGGCGTTCAGTCCGCAACTGCATCTGCTTTGGCTATCCAGCCCAATCTGGTCAGCCGCTGGAAGAATGGTAAGTCGATTGGCAACAATGCCGCACGTAGCATTGAGACGAAACTTGGATTGCCGCAATACTGGATGGATTCAGATCGTGATGACGTAACCGTCGTCCTGGATGATGCTGTTGGCGCGATTGTTGCCCGAAATCTTCGTGAATGGATGGACGCTACACCGTCTCTGAATACTCAGGGGAAGTTGCAGAAAGCCTCTATGGTTTCGCAGTCCACGATACAGCGCATTCTCTCCCAGAACGTTGATGCATCAGTTGGCGCTATCAACAATATCGCGGGCGCGTTCGGCCGTTCAGGTTACGAACTGCTGATGCCTAACAACGATCCAAACCAGATTCCGTACGACCGCAAGGCTTACCGAAATCTGCCAAATGAAGAAAAAGAGCAGATTCGCAGCTTTATCGAATTCGTTATCAACAGAAACAAGAAAGACTAAACCCACGCTTTTCCGCAACGGCATTACCCGGCGCCACGCGGGTGATCCTCTGACGGTATGACCGCTTATTTACCGTCAAACTCCTCCTAAAACCTGACAGCTCACCGCGCAGCTGCGCTTGCTCTCGCGCAGAATAGTTACCATTTTGGTAAACTTTTCTCTTGTTAACGATTGACAGCCTGTCAAATATGAATATTATTACCCTCAATAGTTACCATTTTGGTAAACATTATCGCTCTTTAACAACTCGCAACGGGCATTCACAACCCACAATCTGGCCGCCCACCAGATGGCACAGCTAACCCGTAAAACCGGAATGCCTGCCTGGAATGTGACGAATTTCCTTCCAGTTTGTCAGGAGGCCAGAGATGGCGATCTACAGCAAAGCGGGAGAAACGTTAATCGTGACGCGCCTTGCCTGCCGCTATCTCTGGCGGCTAACCGGTGAGGCATCCCGCACCACTCAAACAGTAAACCGCGATCAGTTCAGATCTGCCGTCCTCCAGTCGTATGGGCTGGCGGGTCGCTGGCGTGGAATAAATGTTTACCAAAACGGTAAACAATGAGGTGCATATGTCCTTTATCAAGCGTAATGGCATGTATTTGTTTACCGCCTGCGGACTTGGTCTTCAGCAGTCGTTTGCTGATTTCTCAGAAGGCGTTCAGTGGGCTTTCACACAAAAAATGGCTGCCAGTTGCGCAGCAGATATGGAGTAACGGCATGAGCAATGAATTAGCAGTTATCGAAATCAGCGATGACCTGGCGCCAACGCTGTACGTCGAAAATGGTCTTGATCAGTTTCTGGCTCAGATTCAGAAACAGGTTAATGAAGTGCCTGATTTGACCACCAAAAAAGGCCGCGACCGTATCGCCTCTCTGGCGGCGCAGGTGTCGCGCAGTAAAACCGCTGTGGAAAAGCCTGGCCGCGAATTCCTGAAGCGGCTGAAAGAGCAGCCAAAAGTTGTTGAGGCTGAATTGCGCCGCTTCGTAACTGAGTGCGACCGCATCCGCGATGAAACCCGCCGCCCGCTCACCGAGTGGGAAGAAGCGGAAAACGCACGCACCGAAGCCCTGAAACAACGCCTCGTAAATTTGCGGGCACTGGCTGACGTAATAGACGACAACGGCAATTACCTGCCGTCTGCTGATATTCAGGCACGCATTGATGAAGCTAAAGCAGTGCAGCTTGATGACAGTTGGAAGGAAACAGCAGCAGAGGCTGGCGTTGCGAAAGATGCCACCTTGCAGCGTCTTGAAACAGCGCTGGCCACTGCCACAAAACGTGAGCAGGAAGCAGCCGAACTGGATCGCCTTCGTAAAGAGCAGGAGGCCGAGGCGCAGCGCCAGCATGAAGAAAAGCTGAAACGTGAAGCGGCTGAAGAAGCAACGCGGCAAGCGGAGTTAAAGGCACAGCAGGAGCGCGATGCATCAGCTCAACGCGAACGTGATCTGCAACAGCGCACCGAGAATGCAGAACGCGAAGCGCGTGAAGCACAGGAGCGTACAACGCGCCTGGCGCAGGAAGCACGCGAACAGGCTGAGCGTGATAAGCAGGCCGCTGTTGAAGCCGAGCGCCAGCGCGCCGCCGATGTGGAACAGAAACGCCTGGCGGAAGAAAAGCGCATCGCCGATGAAGCTGCAGCGCGCGCGCGCGACACAGAGCATCGTCGTGTTATCAACCAGCAGGCAGTAACTGACTTGGTGGCCGCCGGCATTCCTGCAGAGCAGGCAAAACTTTGCATCTCCGCCATCGTGCTGAAAAAAGTCAGCGCGGTGACCATCACATACTGAGGTCGCTATGAGAGCCTATGCCAATCACTATCTGGTGGAAGAACAGCGCCAGCAGATTTATCAAGATGAAATTGAACGCGAGCAATGGGTCAGCGAGCGTGCCGAAGAATTAAAGGATAAGTGGCCGGAAGATTTGATCACGCTGGCCAGTCCTTATCAGTTCAAAAACCTGCCCGGATTTCTCAACGATGCAGCAATCGACGCATACGCTGATTTGGTTAACCGCGCATGTGTTGCTCAGGCAGAAAGCGACTGGAAATTACGTGAGTTTCTCGGCCCGGTAATGTTCGCCGAGGAGCATGCCAATGACCACTAACCCGCCACTGTTAAGCCCGGTTGATCCGGGCATTTACTTTGATATCCCCAATGAGGCGTATCACGCCGGTGCGGGCGTCAGTAAATCACAGCTGGACGACATCGCCATTAATCCGGCGGTTCTCCAGTGGCGCAAGAACGCGCCGCAGGATGATGAAAAGCTACGCGCGCTCGATATGGGCACCGCGTTGCACTGCATCACTCTAGAGCCGGAAGAGTTTGATAAGCGGTTCATTAAAGCGCCTTACTTCAACCGCAAGACCAATGCTGGAAAAGAAGCAGAAGCGGAATTCCTGAATGATTGCATGAGCACCGGCAAAACGGTGCTCGACCATGCAGATCACCGCAAGCTCATGCTGATGCGCGACAGCACGTTTGCACATCCGGCGGCGCGATTTCTGCTGAATGCCGACGGCTACCAGGAGGCGTCAATTTACTGGGATGACGAAGAAACCGGCGAGCTGTGCCGTATTCGTCCCGACAAATATCTTTCCGGGCAGCCGGTAATCGTGGACGTGAAGAAAGTGGCCGATATGGATCGCTTCGCGCGCCACGTTGAGGAATTCCGGTACCACGTTCAGCACGCCATGTACTGCGACGGTTTCTTTCAGCACTTCTACGAATACCCGCAGTTCGTGTTTATCGCGGTGAGCGAAACCATTGATTGCGGTCGGTACCCGGTACGCGTCTTTGAGCTTGAGGCAGAAGACGCCGAAGTTGGTCACCGGCTTTACCGTCGGGATCTGAATACCTATCACCAGTGCCGCATCAGCAACAGCTGGGGCGGAATTGAAAAACTTAGCCGCCCGGCATGGGCGCGCAAACAGGATTGATAACATGACAAATGAATTAGTAATGCATGAGAACGCCGGCACCGCAGCAGTGATTTTCAGCAATGACGGGCTTGAGCGTTTGATGCGCCTGGCAGATGTTATGGCAAAGGGAAACGTCACCGTCCCGGCGCACTTAACCGGAAAGCCAGCCGACTGCCTTGCCGTAGCAATGCAGGCAGCGCAATGGGGAATGAACCCATTCGCAGTGGCGCAAAAAACTCACGTTGTCAGCGGCACGCTGGGCTACGAAGCACAGCTGGTTAATGCGGTTATTACCACAATGTCACCCACCAAGGATCGCATTAATTACGAGTGGTTTGGCCCGTGGGAAGGTGTGATCGGCAAGTTTGTTGAGAAAACATCACAGAAAGGCAACAAGTACATGGCGCCAGACTGGACGCTCAATGATGAAAAAGGCTGTGGTGTTCGTGTTTGGGCAACAATGAAAGGTGAGGATCAGCCTCGTGTGCTTGAGCTGCTTCTCTCACAGGCGCAAGTTCGCAATTCAACTTTGTGGGCGAGCGACCCTAAACAACAACTGGCTTACCTAGCTGTTAAACGCTGGTCTCGCCTGCACTGCCCTGACGTAATTATGGGCGTATACACGCCGGACGAATTGGCTGAATCACCGCGCGCGGAGCGCGACATTACCCCGGCGCAAAGTACCGCAGATCTGAACAACATGATCGGCAACAAGGCAAGCAGCGAATCAAATGCCGCTGAGCAGCATGATGATGACGTAGTGCTTGCAGGATTGCAGGAAGAGCTCGACGCCGTTGATTCAGTAGAAAGCGCTCAGGCTATTGGCGAAAAAATTACTCAGCACAAAACCGCGTTGACCGATTCCACTTTCCGTTCGCTGCGTACACGCGCTGCCAAGCTTTATCACCAATACGATGCCCGCCGCCAGATTGAGGCCGCGATTAACAGCCTCGACGCCAGCGCGCCTGATGCGAAAGAAACATTCCAACGGGTTGAAGCCGACCTGCAGAAGCTTAAGGGCAAGCTTGGCGAAGAACTGCACAGCGGTTTTAGCATGACGCTAGCCGATATGCGTGCCGAATACGTTTAACCAACACCAGTGAAAACCATAGGGCGCCGCAGAGCGCCCTTTTCTTTGGAGAGAAAATATTATGAAAGGTGCAATCCGTAAAGATCAGCTGTTGGCAAAAGTGCCGCTGTCTGAATACACCATCAATCAGATGGAAAAGAACGGCGAATTTCCGCAGCGCTTCCAGTTGACTAACCGCACTGTTGCCTGGAATTGTGATGAAGTCGAAGCCTGGCTTGATGCCCGCCAGAAAAATCCGGCTCAGGCCGATCCGTCGCTGTCCGCGAAGTTCAAAGCCAACCCGAACCACCAGAAGCGCGATATGCGTATGGCGGGCTAATCATGACGCTTGCCTATCGCAACCTGTCAAACATCGCTGCGGTGCGCGAGCGCCTCGGCGATTTCAACGTCGCCGCCAATTACTGGAAATCCGCCAGCGCTAACGCGCGCGGCGGCAATCTGGATTGGGCAAATAACCGCGCTGAATTCTGCCAGAAGATGGCGAAGCAGCAGGCAGCGCAGCAGAACTTATAGAGGTGAGTATGAAGACGTATCAGGTTTGCATTGAAGCACCTGGATTGAATGAAACTGAAACCTTTGAGGCTGCCACACCCGAAGAGGCAGAAGAAATAGCCAGGGATATCTTCTTTAACACCTGCAATGACGGTGTCACTGAAGTCACTGAAGACGACGAATAGCCCGCCCCGAGCGGGTTAATTTTTGCATCGAACATACCCGTCGCCGGGCGGTTTTTTTTATTTAAGAGGTTCATATGGGCGATTGTGCCGATGATTTCAATGCGCTGCGCGAGTACCACCGCCAGCGCAAACGCGATGTATATGAAACCAATTTTCAGTACATGCAAGGGACTGGCCTTCCATTCACCATCGACAATTCTGGTTCTCTCAAATTCTCCACTGCGCAGGGAACAGTGATGTTTTATCCATCCACTAACAAATTCATGCATCGCGGCAAGGTTCGCCATGGTAATGCGCGCGCTGCTGAAAAATATGTTCGGAGGCTGACATGTCCACACGCAAATTGATTATGGCGTACCTGCTGCGCCACGGTACCGCACCATCCACCAGTATTTACCTCTACGTCGTACAGAACGGCGGCGCGCGCAAGGCCGCTATGTCGATGCTCAGCGACATGATCAGCAAGGGCGAAGTGAAGTCCCAAAAGGATGGCCACACTCAACCAGCAACTGTCTGGCTTGCAGACCCGGACGCGGCGATTCGCAGCATCGGCAGCGATGAAGTCGGCCCGATAGTTCGACGTGGCGCCCCGCTCGCCAGCAACTTGATTTTCACAGAGTGCCGCGAGCACAGCCGCATTTACCAACTTGATCAGCTGCTTCGCACGGCGCGTGAGGTGCGGGTATGACTGTCGCGGATTACAGCAGCAACACCCCGCCGGAGCACCGCGACAGTTGGCGCACTCCGCCGGAATTGTTCGCCGCTATCAATGCGGAGTTCCGCTTCATCGGTGACGTGGCCGCCAGCGAAATCAACGCGCTGCATCAGCGTTATCTGACAGAACAGCAGGATGCATTGCAGGTTGATTGGCTGAAGCACTTCGGTACCGGTTACGTGTGGTGCAATCCGCCATACAGCAACATCATGCCTTGGGCTGAAAAAGCTAGCGAGGAATGTGCCAAGGGAATCGGCACCGTGATGCTGGTACCGGCAGACACATCAGTTGGTTGGTTCCGGTACGCGCAGAAGTTTTGCACCGAGGTGAGATTCATCACCGGCGGCCGCCTGGCGTTTATCCGCGCTGATACCGGGAAGCCGGTTAGCGGCAACAACAAAGGCTCGATGATCATCATCTGGAATCCGCACTACCACAGCGCCGGACACACCGGCTACGTTGAGCGCGATACGCTGATGAAAATTGGCCGCCAGTTTATTGGCGAAGCGGAGGTGGCGGCGTGATAATTTTCGTGGTCTACCTCTTAATCGCCGCCTATCTGCTGGGAAAACTTGAGGATGCGCCGCACTCAAACGCGAGCATCCTGATCTGCCTTTTCTGGTTTCCCGCCGGGCTGTGTTACCTGTCCGCGCTGCTGGCGGAAATCACCTTTGATGATCACCCCGAACGCTGA